CGTACCAGGGTCGGTTGGTGTCGGTGGATCGGTTCGGTATGGGCAAGCACGACAATGGAGTTCTGGCCAAGTCCTCGTTCGAGGAGACGTCAAGAATTCTGTTCAATGCGGCGGTGTCGTCAGAGTTTGACCCGATGAAGGGTGTGTCGGCCAACATCATGTTTGGGCAGAAAGCACCGTGCGGCACGGGTATGGTGGAGATCCTGCTGGACGAGACGCGGCTGCCGGAGGGCGAGGAAGAAATCTTCCAGGACTACCGTGAGCAGCAGCCGGAAGCTCCTGCAGCTCCGACGACGGAAGGCGGTACGGAATGCCGGCTGGAAGATATCAATATGTGGTAGTTAATCATTTCTTGTAGGTCTTCTTGGCCTCCTTCATGGCGTCGCCGAGTGAGAAGGAGGGATTTGCCTTTTTGACAGCCATGACGTGCTGGAGCCACGGGCTCATCGGACGCTTGCCCTTGCTGGACTTGCGGGTCTTGCTGGATCCGCGGCGGCGGCGACCGGCAGTTTGTACGCCACCCTTGATCGGTTGGGGGGTGTCATTGGGTCCTAGATTACGCGAACCTGCATTGTTGTCCGCCAATTCGGTGCCAGGATACGACCCCGCATCGACAACACCATAATACGATCCGCCTTCCATCGTGCGGGAGCGACGGCGGCGGCGACTGCCACCCAACGGACCCATTTGTCCTACAAGCATGCCGCCTTTCAAGGAAACGCGGCGGCTGCGACGACGGCCGGCTTTGATTTCTGGATCTACTGGATTCATTGTAAAACGCAAAGAGTTTATTTACCCATTGTTCTTCCAGACTCTTGCGGTCGGATACTCAATGGCATGATTGAGGTTTGCATCTCCATCGGGCGGAGGGCCAAACCAGGATCCTGTGGAACCACCTTTGGCGGTTCGACAATCTTTTTCCGCATTGGCTCCGGCTTCAGTACGAACGGGCTTTCGCTGAACCTGTTTATGTACGACGTCATCGGGTCCGTGTCGCTCAACGTAAAGCTTCCGTAGTTCATCGCAACCCACTGGCAGCCATAGTTATCCATGCATATGTCCGCACCTTGATTTGTAAGAACCGTGCTGTCTTCGTCGGGCACGACAAGCGTAATCCCAAGACGGTTAAACTCCTTGTCCTCCTCGGGGGTGTATGTCTGCTTGCTCTTGGTCAACTCTACGCGCCGCAGGTTGGATCGGCCCCACACCATGTTTACCAGCTCGGCCATGGCGGTACCGTCTGTTTCGGGACCACTGACGATAATGAGCTTGCCCATCAACTTGCAGATAGGTTCGACAGCAAGGTTGCGTCCAGTTGTGCTGTATTTGAGAGGCAGCATGAAACGAACAAGTGTGCTCTTCAGAATGTCCGCACACGACTTCATAATATCCCCAGCCCCCTTTTCACTCTTACTTTTGGGCGTGTGGATCTTCAGTGAAAGTACGAACGGGTTTCTAGATCCCGTAGTGTCTTCGGCGAATGCAGTGTTTGCGATAGCCAAACAACACTCCTCGAAAGGAATTGTATTCAACGAGTACATCACACCGGTCTTAGGGTTTGCATAGCCGACTACGGGCTTTTTGTTGACGTCGTAGACATTCAGATCCACGAGACGGGCACCTGCCTTGATTACCTTTGAAATCGACTCGGAGTATATGTTATCCTTCATCGTTTTGCCAGCATACATTGAAAGACCAGACGATGCCATATAGTAGTCGCAGAGCGTGTAATCATTGGGGCAGCCAATGGGCGAGCCGCTGCCAAAGCGTTCCTTGGTGTCGTCCACCAGCGCGGCGCTCGGAGTATCAATATACGCATCTAGACGGCTTGTACCGACCTCTGGACTGGGTTTAATCGGGTAGATTAAGAAAAGTACCACGACGATGGCAAGTACTGCGATGATTCCACCGGTTATGTATAGGATATTCTGCATCCGGGTGTCGTCGACCATTGCTATTATCTGCGACGATGTTTATATTCAAAAAAGAGCGGGCGGAGCATTTCGACTATATCGTCGGGGACCTTTTCGTCCATCGGAATGTTGAACAGGGAGCAGTGCAGAAAGTATATGCAGTACATTCCGCACTGGGAGTCCTTGTATTGGTGGCGCAGCGAGTTGTAGCGGAGATCCATTGGCTTGTCGAAAATACCCATGTCGTCGATTTGCTGTTTCCACCGCCGCATGAGCCTCTGGATTTCCACCTCAGGTTCTTCAGCATAGGAATCAAAGTACGTCATTTGCGGACTTGTATCGTCGCTGAAATTGGCGAAGGCGGCAATCCAGTGTTCGCCCGGTCCGTCGTGGGGGTCGGTGTTGAAGACAATGCCAACCCTGCGGTATCCTTTCTTGTAAAGAGCCTTGAGTTGCATGCTGCAGAGCGAGGAAACCAGACACTGTCCAGTCTCTTTTTTCAGGTCGAAATCGATGGGGACGCTGCCTACATAATAGTAGTCTGGCACAATCTCAGCGTAATATTCCTGGCACTTGTCAATGTCGTCCGATGAAAGCCACTCACTTCCGTTAACTTTCCAGGTTATGGGTGCCGCGGGCTTCTTTACAAGAGCGTGAACGACGCAGGCTTCGGTTGCCTTGTCACATACGTCTTTCAGACGAGACGTGATTTCCTGCCACACGTGCGGTCCCTTCCGAATAGCCTTTTCTCGCGGGTGTTCTTTGTTATATGCAACGCGAAGTGCCTCAACTTCGGCTGCGTCCATTGTTAAAAACGGATGTTTGTTTTTGTATCGGCAAGTATAGCACAAGGAGATGAATACTACGCAGATTGACCAGCGCGATCTCGTCAAGGCGGTGCGGGCGTTTCGTGACTGCGAAGAGGAGCTGAAGCCTCTGAACAAGCAGGTGCAGAAGCTGCGCGAGAAAAAGAAGCTGGCGGAGGAGGAGATGTCTGAGATTCTGAAGAGGTCGGTGTTTGCGACCCTGGAGAATCTGGAGCTTGCGGATTCGGTGGTAAAGATTTACCGACCGGGTACGTACAGCAAGCCGTTCTCTCTTGGAAAGGGAGATCTCGACACGTATATACATGATTATTTCCGAGGCATAGGCAGCAAGGCAGAGGCAGACTCGTGCTTCGAGTACATTGTCGATCGCCGCAAGAAGGAACTGGTAGCCAAGGAATTCTCGTTTAAGCGCGTCATTAATGTATCAGATAACGATGGAGACGGCGCCGATGATTAGATGGCTGCACACGACACTGCAAGACGGGCAGACGCCTGAAGACGAATTACGAGTCCTTTTTTTAGAAATGGAGGCGGCCCTTACCGAAAAGAATTTACTGCGTTCGGACTTCAAGAAATATAGAACACTTCATTTTTCGCAGTTCTGCCGGGATGTCTTCCGACACTCTAGTTTCAACGCGCACAGATAAGATTTTAAGAACATTTCGGGAAGCACACGAGGGTCACAATGGAAAGGAGGAGGCGATGCGGAAAACGTGCCCGTTCTGCCAAATCATTGTGTCTGAGCAGATTGAGCGCATGTATCCTCTCATCGAACGAGTGCTCCGCCCTACCGTGACTTTGGCGTGGAAGCACTGGGATGCGAACGGGTATCCGATTGCAAATGGCGGATGCACGTTCGAAGAGTTTTTGGGAGATATGGTACATGCTGCATTTGAGGGGTGGGCTCGTCCAAACTACGTGGATGATGTCGATTTGTCAGACGAAGAACTGATGGTACACCCCTTCGTCCGCCAAAAAATACGAGAGTAGAGTATAATGCCAGAATCAGAAATTCCTACGGGAGGATGCGGTGGAGGATGCAGCGGTGGTCGGCGTCGCAAGATGACAAAGAAAGCAGGTCGCAGGGGCCACAAGAAGCACCGCGGTGGGTTTGTAGGAGATGCCCTGCTCGCAGCCGCCGCGGTCGGTACTGCCTATTATGGTCGCAAGATGACTCGTCGTGGCGGAAAGCGGATACCTCCCCGTTCTATGAAGAATCGTGGAGCACGCTAATTTTTGGCGCTTCGAATCCATTAAAACTTGACTGTGATACCCACGAGTATGCACCAATATTTTTGACCTCCAGGATGTCTGAATCGTC